ATCATCCAGTTGGACTGCATGCTTAAGAGGTAATCTCTAAGTTTGTACATGGTTTTTAGTATATCAGATAAAAACTAATAATTTCTTGTATATTTGTGTAAATTTTTATAGAATATACCAAACGAAACATACACTATGTATTAAACGGAAATATAAAATGAACAACGAAGGCAAAGAAATTAGAAAAAGTTTAGCGGTAGATCCTGCTACTTATGATCTATTAAATGAGATCTGCCAGACCGAGCACAGATCTAAAATAGATCAGCTTAAAGTATTAATACAAAAAGAACACAAAAGATTAGCTGCAATAAGTGAACATGAAGATATTTAAAACCATGGCTAAGAAACAAAAACAAGTACCACAATCTTACAGGCCAGTCCTGGAAGCTCAAGAGGTTATAGATCTATTCAGTAGATTAACACTGCATCAACAAGCTGCTCTTATGAGACTTATCTCCAGGAACCTGGAAGTAGAAGTAGGTGATGAAAAAGTAATGGGATATGATCTTGATTACGAAGTAGTCGGAGCTGTTATCCTAGCCTCAGAGTCTTAGGACAAAGAACCCAAACCACCGATCTGTCGCATTGCAATCTCACGATCTTTTTCATCTGGAAGAATAGTTGGCGACAACATTTGTGGTGGAGCAAGATCAGAGCTAGGCATGTCAAAGGCTGGTTGATTCATAGCACCATCTGTGGGTGACATGCTGTTAATCTGATTTAACAGATCCTCATAACCTGGTTGCTCTGGTTGAGCTGGTTGCTCATTACCAGTATAAGGCTGAACACTTGGCTCTGTAATACCCTGGTAGCCTTCAACACCACCTCTCAAGCCTGTTTGTTTTATCATAAACTCATTAGTATTAAAAAAGTTATAAACCTCATCTAAGTTTTTTATCGTATCTGGGCCTTCAAGCAATTGGTCTGTAAGAATATTAAGATAACCTTGTTGCTGATCTTTGGCTATTCTGCCTATTACATCTTCTCCTAATCTACCTGTAGCAAATCTACCAGCCAAGTTAATCAAAGCTAATCCAGTCTGTGCTGCCTTAGTTTTACCGCCCAAACCTTCATGCGCTAATTGTGATGCCATTTCTGTCAATGGTTGTGTCTGAGAGCCAGATGTCGGTATTTTAAAAGCCATACCCATAAGCTCATTCATTCTGCTAAAGTTTGCAAATTCTTCTGGCTCTAACATTTCTTTCATCATGGCTTCAGTTTTGTTACCACTAAAATATTTTTGAAAACCAGGCATGCCTTTTTGTAAAGATTCAGCTCTAAAAAATTTGTCGTATTGATCTAAAATAAATTGTTTTTTTATGTCTTTAAATAGTTCTGGATCAGCGGCTTGTAAAATTCTTCTGGAGTTTCTTAGTGACTTTAATGACACATTTGGATCAAAAAGATTTTTCATGGCTGTTGCAGTTTGTTTGTCTGTCATTATTTTTCCAAACCTGCCTATTGCACTTTTTTCAACCAACTGTAAAGCTGGTTTATTAGGATCATAAACTCTCCTAGCTTGTCTATACATAGGAGCAGATTCATCCATTAATGCTGTCATGTTATCCATAATTCCAAAAATAGTTCCAGCATCGCCAGTACCTTCACCCTGTAATGCAAAAGCCAATTTTTTCATTTCAGTAGTTCTTCTTGCATCTAGTTCCATCAAGTCTTCTACTAAAACGCCGTCTTTGTCAAAAAACATTTTTTTAAATTTTTCTAAATTTTTAACAGTTTCATCGGCTGGCCTAATTACATTTACAACCTTGCCAGATTCATCTAAGACCTCACCAGCAATTTTAGAATCAATTAAATCTATAACATTGTCCATGTGATTTACTTTTATACCACCTGGAGATTCTTTTAATATGTTGTAAAGTCTTGTAGCTCTTTGTTTTCTTTTTGCTGTTAATTCATCCAACACTCTTTTGCTTGTGTCTACTAATCTAGTATTTACATCACCAACTTTGCCAGATTGTGAACCTATGTCGTCTGCAAAAGTACGAATTGCCTCAGAAATTTGCATAGCTTGACTATCATAAAACTGTGTTATTTTTCTTGCATCTGGTTGCCTGCTTAAAAAATATTGCAAGTCAGCTCCTCTGCTGCCAATTTGATCTGCTTGAGCAGGCGTTAAATCAAAACCAAACCTTTTAGCTTCTTGTATAGTTTCGTCTGTTGTGCCTCTTAACTCTACTAAATACTTTAAAGCATCTGGATCTTTATTAAAAACATTCAATAGCTTTGCAGTTCCCATAGATCCTTGACCAAAAGGTATCAAAGAAAATGCAGAAGAAATCAAAAGATCATTGTGAGCAGCTGCAATCTCTTCTGGTGGTAGGCTATAAAATTGATCTATGGTGGCCTCTCTACCAGTTCTAGCAACACCACCTAGCAAATAATTTCCGCCAAAACCACCAGCAGCTGTACTGCCTAATAAAACAGCTCCTGCAACATAAGGGTTTTTTGTGGCGGGATTTGCAGGATTAGCTATTAATCTCAAGCCTTGTTTAAATCCAGCTTTTGCACCAGCCATACCGCCACCGACATCTGCAACAAAAGTAGATGCTGGCATAAGATTTGGCACAACCTTATCACCAAAAAAACCAACAGCTTCATTGTTTGGAAATTCTTTTGTATATTTAGTGCCGTTAAAAACCTTTTCACCATTTGGGTTTTGATAATACAAATCGCCATCAATGTTGACGTATTTCATAGATCCCATAGGATCACCAGGGAAGCGTTCGCTTGCTAAAAAATCTATTCTTGTATCATCATCAAAAAATAAATGTGACTTAGCTTTTCTTATGGTGTAATTGTCCGATTCTTTTTGTTGTGCAAAACCAAGCTCACCAGTTTTGTTAATGTCTTGCATTAGTTCTTCGTAACTTTTCTGGCTCATTGTAAGTTTTGAATTTGTGTATCTATTGCAGTATACAAGGTTTCTTTTTGTTCTTGTGTTAAGTCTGTTCTAGTTTGTATGCTTTGTCTCTGTCTATTCAAAGCATCTATTGCAGGATTTTTACTTAATGTGTAGGAAGATTTTTGCTCGCTACCTGCATCCTGTCCTTCTCTATATTTTTTTCTCCATTCGTCTGTATTAAAACCTTCTGGCGTTGTATAAGTAATTCCAGACTCATCTGTGTAATTACCACTAGCAATTTGTTCTAATTCTTTAAACTCTTCTTCACTAAAAATTAAATTTTCGTTATACCAATCGCCCTCAAACTTGTCTAACTGTCTTTTAACTTGCGAAGGTCTTAACTCACCAGCATCTTCTAATGCTTCAAGTCTATCTGCTTCGGTTGTGTAAGCGTTAAAAAAGTCTACGTCTCTTTGTGCTACTCTTTTTAAATACTCAGCCTGTTTCATAAAACCGTTGTAGTTAGATCCAAGTCCAGGAGAGGCTCTCTCAAACATTTCCATTTCACGGTTTGATATAGCACCCTTGGTTCTACTAACAATATCCATTGTAAAGCCTAATGATATTTGACTAATTAAAATTTGGTCACCAAGTATGTTTTCTGCGTTTTCGTCTGTTACGCCAAGTCCAGATAAAAGTTTTCTTGGATAAAGTGTAGCTTTAGCTACAGTACCAAAATTTTCTGGGCCCAGTCTTTCGGCAATAGCGACAGCTTCGTTTACATTTGCCACACTTGAAACACCAGCTCTTTGTTTGGCTAGTATTTCATCTTCTGCTGCATATTGTCTTTTGATAGCTTCTTCGTCTCTTTTTGAAACCTTGTCGCCGCCAACATTAACAACGCTGCCTGGTGTTTTAACCTCGACCGCACCTTTATTTGTTAGTAGATCGTCAATAATTACATCGTTAGCAAAATTATCTCTAACAGTTTTTTGCACCACATTACCCAAAGTATCTTTATATTCAAAAGTAATTAAGTCGCCTCTTTTATTTTTGTAGTCAAGATTTTTTAACTCATAGTCTTTTATAAACTCTAGTGCAGCCTTTTCATCCTGCATAGCCATTTGTGCAGCTTGTATGCCTATCTGCCTTCTAGCTTTTTCATCTTCATCTTTGGCCGCTCTTAACCTATCAGATATTCTATTAAAACCAACACCTAGTCCAGTATAAGCCGATCCAACTCCTGTATTTGGAGTTGAAAGCAATCCTGCGCCTAGTTCAGCAGCAACATCATATATACTCATTTTTTTTGTTTGTGGTGCAAACTGAGATAGTCTCTCAAAGTATTTGTCGTAACTAGCATCGTAGTCGGGTTTATACTGATCAGTCATTTGATTATACAGTTCTGTATATCTGTCAGTCTCGGCAGCTCCACCTTCATTAAATATATCTATTTGTTCTGGTATTTGAGCTCTAGTTATCGCCACTAGCTTTTACCTCCATATAGCTGACCTAATGCTCCGAAAGCTGATAAACCAGTTCCTAAACCTGCTTGCATAGCGCTAGGCTTAGGTGCAAATTGTGTAGTTGTTTGGAACTGTCCTGCTGGTGCCATACTTACAAACGGTGCCAGAGCTTGATATTGTAGCAACGGTGTCATTTGTCTTTGTTGCATGTTTCTACGTTGTGCATCTAACATCGCTTGTGCTTGTCCTTGTTGTTGTGCACCCATGCCATATAAAGAAGCCACATCAGAAGCAGATGCTCCTGCTGCTTGAGCTCCTAAACCTTGTAAGCTAGATCCTAAACCAAACTGACCTTGTTGTAATGCCTGGCCAGCACCCATTTGCATACCAGCTAATCCAGTTCTTGCACCGCCAAGAACTTGCTGTCCTGCTAATGCCTGTTGTCCTGCTTGTGATAATGCTTGTTGCTGTGTTGTGCCTAAGCCAGCTAATGTAGATCCTAGGTTTTGTTGTGCTGCTAATCTTTCAGCAGAAGTGCCTCTTAGCATGCTTTGTAATGCTTGTTGTGAGGCCAACTGTTGTCCTGCGGTTCCTCTTTGGAATTGTGCTAAGTTTTGACCTGCACCTAATCTTTGTCCTGCGATAGATCCTAAACCACTAGCTAATGCTTGTTGTGCTCCTAGTTGTTGTCCAGATAAATTAGCAAGCATACCAGATAGGTTTTGACCTGCTCCTAGTCTTTGACTTGCTAGATCTGATAAACCAGAAGCAGCAGATCGCTCTGCTTGTTTCTGTCTTGCAAATTCGCTCATACCTGCTTGCTGTGCTCTTTGGAAGCCACTTGACCTAATACCACCAAGAGCTTCTGCTAGACCTTTACCAAGAGCCTCTGTTCGTTCTCCAGCACCTAAACGAGCTCTTGATCCAAAAGCAGATTGACCGCCTCTTGCAATGTCACTTGCTCGTGCACCAATGTCTGATTTAGCGCCTTGCTCCATAATATCTTCTATGGTTTGTTGAACGACTCTATCCTCGTAAGGATTGTAGAATTGTTCGGTCATTCCTTGATCATAACCACCAACTGTGCCTCTTAGTAAACTTTCTGGATCTTGTAAACCTTGTTCAAACCTACCAACATCTGACATGCCTCTGCCAGCAATACCAGCGGATCTTCTACCAAACTGGTCAGTCAAACCTCTTTGTAATCCTTCAACATCTGTTAATCTATTACCAAATTGGTCAACACCTCGCTCTAAGCCAAACTGAGATCTTCCAAGACCTCTAGCAAATTGTCTAGCAGCTCTTTCAGATCCTGTTTCTACGCCAGATATTCTTCTACCAAATTCATCGGTAGCACCTCTTGATAAGCCTCTAGCTTCATCTAAAGATCCGACTAAGCCTTGCAATCCAGCTTCTCGCATTGCTCTGGACTCTCCAACTCCTCTTGCTATATCTTCTACACCTTGTGCCGCTGTATTAAGTGATTCACCAACACCGCTTTGTAAAGCGCCTAAACCACTAAAATATGATTGTGTTGCTTGGTCTAGGTAAGGTTGTTGCATACCTATGGATTGTCTTTGCAATTGCATAGCTGCAAGCTGATCTGGACTGAATCCTGCAACTTGTTCATCTATCACGACTGGTTGGCCCTGGTCGTCATAAAAAACCTTCTCAGCGGCTCTCATGGCTCCAGGTATAAATCCACCCTGGCCACCAAGACCGAATAATAATTGCTCAGTTAATGGATCCATGCCAGATTGAATTTGTGTTACACCTGCTGCGTACGGAGTTCCTCCAGGAACTTGTGGTGCAGCTGTTGTTTGTGTAGGACTCGGTTCTACCACTGGCGCAGGATCTGTAACTGGTGCTTCTGTAGGTTGATTAGCTGCAACGGTTGTAGATGCAGGTGGAGTTACTGGCGCTGGTGGTGTCACTGGCGCAGGTGTTGTAACAGGATCAACTACTGGATCTGAAATAGGTGGTGGTATTATGGCACCACCTGGTACAGATTCACTGTCAAACATATCGCGTTCATCTACATTTGGTCTTTGTCCAGGATTCAATAAATCTTGCATCCTTGCTTGTTGATCTAAATATTCTTGACTTGGGCCACCAAAGTCTGGTTGATCTCTGTCATCAACACCGTTCATATCAGTATCTTGAAAGTCCATAGTTCTAATGGTGTCACGAATTTGCGGTCTTCCACCCATCATAGGATCTATATAGCCACCTAAAGCATCACCTGGTGTTACGCCTCCAGAACCAATAAACTCCCCATTTGGCCCAATAATTTCTGTTGGTCTTATGCCTGGTCCAAAACCATAGTCTGGTAGTTCTACTGGTTTAGGACGATTAGGTGGGCCCATACTAGGTATAGGTTGTCCAGGATCGCCTACTCCTACACCAATATTACTTATATCTACTGGTGTATTAGGATCAAAAGGTATTGGATTTTCATTAATCATTCCAGGTATTCTAGGATCTTGACCTATTTGTCCTATAGAAGTTATACCTCCGCCTGGACCTCCGATTGATGGTGGTCTAAGTATTGGTTGAATATCACGATTGAATCTTCCTGGATCGTTACTCATATAGCCTGGATCATTTGGTTGTAATGCGTAGTCTGGTGCAAATACAGCTCTCATGCCTCCTCCTAGGCCGCCATCTTCTAAAACCATATTATCTGGTAAATTGTTAGGATCTATTCTATTGCCGTATGGATCAGTTACTAAACCATCATCTTGTATTGGTGGTGCGTTTCCACTACCAGGAACTAAAGGTTGAGCCATAATTGGTTTTCTTTTTTTAATTAGATCGGAAGGTGGTTGTATAGGTAATAATGGAGGTCCTTCGCCACCACCATAATCTATACCGCCACCGCCAGGAACATTTATAGGCATAGGTCTCATACCACCTATACCACCGATTGAAATGGGAGGTATTGGTCTACCGATACTTGGTGGTCTTATTGGTAAAGGCCGTATGCCACCTGGAGGTGCTACTGGTCCACCTATAAACCTCGGTGGTTGTAAACGGCCAGGAGTAATTCTTCCAGGTGGCGCCTTAGTAAGGCCTGGACCTCCGATTGATATTGGAGGAGTAGGCAGCCTGCCTCTAACTTTACCTAACGCTCTTTTTAAAAAACTCATATTAATTAACCTTAGCTTGTGAGGCGAAAGTATCCATCATTTGATACATAAGATCCATACCACGCTCTCTGTTCTCTTCTAAAGACGGAACCAGACTTATGATACCACCAGGCTCAGACTTCATTTCATAAGTTCCTGCGCCTCTTACAGCTTGTCCTGTCATAACAAATTCACCATCGCTTAACATAGCTGGTATATCGTCACTGGTTTCTGTGCCTGGACCGTTTATATCACCGTCCATTCTAGGAAACATGCTCGGATCCATTTCACCACCCTCTTGCATTTGTACTGCTCCACCTTCGGCATAAGCCATTACAGGACCGCCGTACATCATACCTGCTGGCTTACCACCAGATAACTCTGGTAATGTGCCTGTTGGTAGCAAACCGAACTCTACAGGATTCGGAGCTTCTTGTCCCATTCTTCTGGATATTTCAGCTTCTATGTTATATCTGCCTGTAGGACTCATGGTTGTTAATGGAGTCAAAGGTACGCCTGTTTGTTTTTTAGCATCTTCGTAGGCCAGCTTACCTAAACCAGCAGCTAAAGCTCCTATGCCGCCCATCTTAAGTGCGTCACCGAAACCACCGCCGAATAGACCGCCACTTTGTTGTTGGTTTTGACCTCCACTAAAGATGCCACCGCCTTGTGGGCCAGTGCCCAACATGTTTTCAACGCCTTGCGGTAAAAATTTTGCGCTTAATGTTTGCATTAATGTTTTATCGTTGACAGCAGCTTGTGTCATTTGCATTGCACCTATTTGATCTGGTGTCATATTTGCTAAGTCTGCTCTTGTTACTGGCTGACCGTCTAAAGTACCAATAACATCACCAGTATCGTAAGTTTGTGGTTGACCAAAACCAGTTAAGCTACCTAAACCGCTTCTTATTGATGGACCAATACTGCCACCAAATATACCTTTATCACCAGTAGCTGGGTTGAAGAATGTGCTTGCTAAGTTGCCAGATTTTAAACCACTGCCTAGTGCTCTAAACTTGTCTAAACCGCCTAACCCACTAAAGCCACCTTGGCCAACTGCTTTACCGCCGACTGTACCCAAACTGCCCACGCCACTGAATAATTTACCAGCACCATAACCGCCGAGTGCTCCAGATACTGCGCCTTTTAATCCTTTACCTGCTGCTACATTAGTTGCAGCTCCGATTGCTCCAGCTAATACTGGTCCGACTCCTGGAATAAAGTTTGCTAATGGTCCAGCTATAGGTGCTATCTTCTTAACTACTTTTTTAAGGGCCTTACCAATCTTCTTAAAGAAAAATTGTTCTAAGCCAGTCACTGGGTTAAGACTTGCAATACCCGAACCAACTATCGCTTGTTCTGGATTAATATCAAACTCGTCAAACTTTTTAGCTAACGCCGATTCAAACTGTGCATCTTCTAAAAACTCTGGTGGTATAACCATTTCTCCAGGTCTTAAATGCGCTAACTCTGTATCTGGACCTTCGCCGTATTGTTTAAGTTCTTGTACCTCAGCTGCTAAAGGTGATTCTTGTATTGCAGCTCCACGTTCTAATAGATCTTCAAGTATTTGTTTTTCTTCTTCGGTCATGTCCTTAGCTGCATCATCTAATAACATATCCACTTCTTCTTCTTGTGATACGTTTTGCGTGCTATCAAATATTTCCATTTCTCTGTCTGAAATGGCTCCTTTAGCTTGACCAACCATATCCATAGGATTCATACCACCAGTTGCTTGATTGTAAATCTCCATTTCTCTGTCAGATATAGCTCCTTTGTTTGCTTGTGATGCCATGTCGCCAGTCAGCATATTAATTCTATTTTGTAGTTGTTCGCTTATCATGGTGTACTTACTGTCACTGCTCCTATACTTGTTGTTGCAGAGAGTCCAGTCAAGTAAGTTTGATGTTCATACAGGTTTCTAAACTCTGTACCATCAAAGGCCTGGTGAACCTCTGTCGTTGTGTTAAATATAATGGCTCCTGTAGCAAATTGCAATTCGCTAAGGTCTGTGGAGTTAAAAGATTTTATTACGTCTGGATCCACTGATCCTAGGTTAATTTCTAAAATTCTTATTAAGCGATTAAAAGTATCGGCTGTAACATTTTCGCCTACAGCGAGCGGCAACTGAGTTGGAAGTAATTTACTCATTATCTACGCCCAGATGATTGAATCTCTACTCTTGTACTACCAAGCCTCCACTTGTAATTTTTCTTATCGTTTTCGGTATTATCATCGTCTGATTCAAAACGTAAGACAAACTGCCTGGCTCGAGATCTTAAAGAACCATAAGTAGAACTAGGTGTAATTTGTGTGGTTGAATCTGTAGATAGGGTTTGGTTGCTAAAGTCTCTTCTTTTAACCACTACATTAATAGCAGGATCTTGGCTTGTGCCTACGTCATTAACAAATAAAATGTCTGGTAAAATTCTTTTCAAGAAAACAAAGTTATCGCCATCTGCTATGTCAATGTCAGCAGATTCAATAAAAACACCGTCCATAGCGCTTACATCGTTATTAAATCCTTTTTCATGCTCGTATACATATTTAGATCCATTTTCACCAGCAGCTAATGGTCTATCCAAGACACCAGCTGCAAGCCAACTGTATCTTTCTAAAGATCCTATACTCCAGGATCCCTCTTGGTAATTAAAAATTGCGTACCTAGATATTTCTCTTGTATTGTCTGATAGCGAAGGATAAAAGAACCATACTTCTGAGAACTCTTCGTTAAGTCCAGCAAAACACTTATAAGCCTGTGACTCGTCAAGATCTGAAAAAACATAATCTTGCACACTACAAGGTATTTGTTGTACTGATCCATTATAAAAATAAAAACCATTTTTTGACATGTAGTAAACACCTTTCGGTGAATTACAAAAAGCCTTTGGACCGATAAGACCAGCTCCTTCATTAATTAAATTAATTGCAAAGGTTAGTGGTGGGCCAATAAAATTCATTGAATACAAGGATGTGTCTGTCCATATCAAAACTTCTTGCCTTGCTTTAAGACCTCCTACTATAGAGGAACCAGAAGATAATCTTAATGAACCAGCTGTATTTGTTGACAATGGCTCAAACTGTAACGGGTTTTCTTGATCACTAAATGCGACAAGCATTGGATCTAAAGTTCCTGTTCTTGCTGTGCCAGCGTCGTTTAACGGATCGGCACCTAATACAATCAAATGCCTATCAGTTTCAGACGTAATAGTTTGCAATCCTAGTGTTGGCACTAAATTAGCTCCACTTGTAGTGGCTAATTCAACCGCTCTTGTTTCAACACCATCATTTTCAATCCACCTGTAAATACCACCACCTCTAGGATTAATAATTAAATCTTCGCCATAATTATCATGTGTCCACAAGCGTAGTTGGTTTGAGGTTGAAAGCGCAGTTGACGAACCCCATCCGCCTGCACCCCAAGTGCCAACACCCCAACCTGTGGATTGTACATAAAAATCTAGTCCAGAATTAATTTGATACACTGCGTCTGTTGAAGATCCACCATTACCAGAGTCACTTGAATTTGCTGTAACCGTAGATCCGCTGGTGTCTTTTGCAGTGATTTCATAAGTGTTTGTTCCTGTAACCAGGCTTATTTGATATTCTTGATTTAAAACTACGGCTGTAACATTACCACCAAGACTTACTGCACTTGAAAAAGTGACAGAGTCTCCATTAACTGCGCCATGACCTGCATCGGTTACGGTAACAGTAGAAGATCCATCGGTTGCAGAAAAAGTTGCTGCGTTTGTAGTAGTTTTTCTTATTGGTGTGACATCATTATATGTGCCACCTTCTTCTATGTAATATTTATTAGTTGTGCCTATACCAAGATATTTTGTTCCGCCCAAAGAAATCCAAGAATGTAAAGCTCTAGCAGATCCTATAAGGGTGCTTGTAGAGTATTTTTCCCAACCACCAATTTTTTCTGCGCGGCCTTTTCTAAACCTAATTTTATCGCCGTCAACCCAACCACCTTCGTTTGCGTAATCGGTTTCTTCCTTATTAATTCCAGGCTTAAAATTTATTTTTGATAGCGGCATAATTTAATGTAAACATTGCTACTATTAAGCTAATCTTATAATTGCACCAGTTGCTGTAGCACTTGGGAAAACAATCGTAAAATCTCCAGCTGTAGATGTTTTGTCGCCGCCAAAATCTATAGCTGCAACAGCTTTATCAGAATTTGTGTCGTTATATATTAGACACCCTCTTGCTGTTACGGTTGCGTTACTAAAAGTTAAATCTGCAAAATCACACAAAGCAGTAGTACCAGAAGTTACTGGTGTTACGTTTGTTAATGCTGATCCTCCAGAACTATAGTTAGTACCACTAGCCTGTCCAGTTGTTGTAAATGCAGTTGTGCCAGCTCCTAGTGTAGCCGAGCTGGTATACAAAGCTAACTTAAAAGAGTTGCCACTTGATGCTGTAAAGTTGTGAGTGCCCACTAAAAGCTCTTGTTTAAAACTTGTACATATTGCCGATGTTATTGCCATTATAGCTCCTTTAATATTTTAGCCATGTCGCTGTGGCCTTGTTTTTCTAATAAATTTGCATAAGTCGTATTATGCGACTTTATTGCATTTTTCATACTATGTAAGATTACAGTATAAACTTGATTTTGAAAAGCCAAAGCCTGCTGTTTGATATGCTCTGGAGCAGACTCAGAATAGTCGCATATTTTTTTTGTTGCTTGGGCCGCCCAAAACTCTGGATCATGTCCTTTGTTTTCAGTGGTTGTTACACCCACACTGCCTAACGCAAAATCGCTTTTTACACTCATCCTTTGTAAGGCTCTGGTGGAGCAACGTCTTCATTTATTTTTAAACCATGTTGTTCTAATTGATCATTAATTTCATCGTATGGTCCAATAATAAATTTACCTTCATGGGGTATTGCAACTAATGGTTTATCTAATCTATGAAAACCGTATAGCTTTTCGGTTGCTGGTACGTTTGAATCTAATACTGTAGATCTACCACTAATACCAATCAGTATGTCAGCTGCCATACACTTGCTAACCCAAAACTCAACACAAGCTCTACCAGCTTCTGCAAAGTGCATGTTTTCCTTATATGAAAAATCGATACCAAACAGATCTAACTGTCCTACTTTATTATGCAAGGCAAAAGCTATTGCATAAGCTACTGTATTGTTTAGATATGCACACTTTGTTGAGTTGCAAACATCTTCTAGCGGATACATAACTGGATTTTTTATTCTTGAATCTAATTCGCAAGTGTAAACAGGTGCGTTATTTTCTTGTAAAACCCTACACATTACAGAAGTTTGATGTCCAGCGTCATTACTATCAAAAAATCTACTTGCAGGATCTAACATAAATATTCTATCGCATGGATATGTGGATGCAGCTGAGTTAATACACCAAACTTCGTCCCACTCTCTGCCGTTTTGTAAACCAATAGCAAAATCAACTTGTGATATGCCAAGTCCTATTAGAGCAATTTTTTTGCCCTCTAAGTTTTCTATTTCGCTCATTAGCTTACGCTAGAGCGGACTGAATCGTATCTGTATTCGTCGCGTGTTCCACGACCTTCGGATGTATTTTTCATTCTGGCTACCGCCTCCTTAAAGCGTCCCTCTAACTGTGCGATAACGTCAGATGGCTCTTTAAGAAAAATTGCACCCTCAACCAAAGAACCATACAACAAAGCGTCAGAATAGTCTGTGGATAAGAATGTCGTGCCAGAGTCGCTACCAGCAGTCAATGAGACTGGTTTATGTAAATAATGAAGTTCAATCGTATAGTCCGAATCGGGCATAGGTGAAACTTCAAATGCCGCATCATCAAATAATGAGTAATATTTCGGCTTGGCCCTTGTGGTACCAGACGAATATTCCTTAATAAATGAAGGATGTTTAAAGTCTAAGTAATCGTATGTGTCTGAGCTTATTACAGCCAAACTCATAGGAGCGTAGAAATCTGTTGGTGTAGCCAAGAATCTGTTGCCAGTAGTTACTGTGCCCTGGACGTTTTTTCTTTGTTCTGGTAATTGAACAAATGAAAATATACGATCCTCAGCTTCTTG